TCAAGCCAGTATGCAGTGGATTGAAAGTAGATAATAAAAAAAGGACCCGAAGGTCCTTTTTGCTTTTATAGTATCAGCCTACTTAATAGCTATGCTAGAATTTACTTTTTTGTACCTGAATTTACAAAACCGTAAAACTTTTCAGCCGCTTCCATGATCTTTTCCATTCCTGGAAACTCTGGCATGTCTACTTTGCTGACAACTTGTCCAGTTTTCTCATCACGAGCAACTGACATTTCCCAACCCTTGAACTTCATATGATATTCTTCTAGTACAGCATCTTTAGCCATGGCTAGAACATCTGTACGGATTTCATATCCATTCTTGTTAAATTTAACTTCTGGTAGCTTTGGAGTAAAATCAGACATTATTTTGCTCCTTTTGCGAATGGGTTTTTAACAGTTTTAACTAGAGTTTCTGCAAGTGTAAGAGTCGTGTCAACCCAACCTTGATATAACTTAGTTTGTGCTTCGATTAGATTTACTAATTCTTTTTGGATTTCTTTGTCAGTAACGAATGTGTTAACGATTGTCTTTTTACCAGCTTGAATGGTATCGATTGCTTGATTAAACATATTTTTCTCCTTGTGTGTGTATGTTTGTCTATACATTGCTGTATAGTATTATTATATATCTCTTTTTACGCAAATGCAACTAATTTAGGAATGCGTTTGCTCATATAGTCTATGACTGCTAGATTTCTATCAGCAACTTCTTCCACATAAGTATAGGCGTCAGCATGTGGCAGTTCTATAGTAGCCAGTGTTTCACCCATCGCATTTTCCATTATAATACCGTATTTGCTACACAAATGCTTGATACGACTGTTAGTGCTTAGGCACACCATACAGCCTTTAAGTATATTGTGTGTACGGCAGTATTGGATACAACGCTTCATCAGCCTGTTTCCCATGCCCTGTCCTTGATACTCTTTGAGAACTGAAAAAGCCAGTTCCATCTCGCCTTCTAGGCTAACATGCCCTACAGCAACAAATTCTAATTGCTCGTTTTCTATAGCAAAAAGAATATGTTTACGAGGGTTGGTTTCAAACTTGTCACAAAGTGCGTCCAGGACGTAATCGCTAATTGCATAGCCAAACCGTAGTACCTTAGATTCTGCGTCAAGAGATTTAAGGTGCGTACGATATTTGGCATACTCGTGTGGAAGTACACGGCGAACTGTAGTAAGCATTGATTAAATCCAGTGTTGGCCTTTGAGTATAGCTTCTGCACGAGCTTGCTGAACGGCTTTAATGATTTCGTAAAAATCTCTAATAAATTTACGCATTTTTAAAGTCCCCTTGCCCAATAGAATGTGTTTCTATTAGTTTCGTATTCTTTGGTTAAACGATCTACGTCTGCGGCGTTTTGTGGATTGTTTGATACGATGTAATACTCTAAACCGCTACCGTAAGTTTGTGGTTTACTGAACGAATTTTCTAGGTTTTTGACCCAGTTTGATATGGTTTTTAACATTTTGTGTTCCTTTTAAGTGTATGTGTAATATCAGTAGAAACGTTATCAGTGTTTCTACTGAGTATTTAGTATAATACATGTTACGGTTAGATTAATCAAGAGGTTTGATTTTATTAAAAGTTTCCGTTACAATAGTAATAAATACATCAAAGAGAGAGTCATGCGTAAAAGCACCCGAAGCATCCTACAAGAACTTAGCGATATTGGACTTAGTCGAGACACAGATCACGTCATAGAAAGCCGCGGATCTAATATTATTGCCAGTGCTGTTAATTTGTTAAGCATGATTCGCGAACATTATGACGTAGAAACTGCCGCAGAACTAGAGCGCAGATTCATTAATTCAATCAAATCCAGCGATGCGACCAAGTTTAAACGTGGTATTAAGCGCATCCAAGAAGGTAAAGAATAGTTCTCCAAAATAGAGCATATCAGCACTATTTTTTCCAAAATCTATAAATAATATTACAAAGGCTTTTTAGGAAAGCCGTTCGCAGAGTGCGAACAGTATGGTATATTAGAGGAGAATTAACATGCCATCATTACTAGGTACATACGTCGCGGCCAACTATGGTCGTATGACATCGTTAGACACATACGGTGGTTTAACATACAACAACTTCGGAACACGTAACTTAGCGTTCTTGAAGATTTCAGCTAACAACTCAGGCCCCTCAACAACAGTTCTAGACTTCACAGCAGCCGCTGGTCCAGATACTGATGCATCAAACATTTCTGGTTTCGCTAACCAAATTTCAACATTTGATCCAGCAGTTAACCAAACTTCAGCTACTAAGGCATACTTAGACAGCAACAGTTACTTTGCAGTAGCAGTTCGTACACTACAGCAATTTGCTGAAGTTTACATGGTTGGTACACCTTACTCAACAGGTTCTGGTAGTTCATTGACATCAGGATTTATCGTTGCAGTAGCTATCGACACAGCAAGTGACTCAGGTGCAAGCTACACAGTTGGTTCTAAGACAGCTCCAACAGCTTCTAACACTGAAGTAATTGCTTACCCAACATTAGGTACAGCAAGTGCAACTGGTACAACAAACAGCTTTGGTAACCTACAGTATCAATTAGCAATCGCTACAGCTACCCAAGCTACAGCTTCTAGTGCTAACGGTCCAGCAACAGTTACAGCTCAGCCAGCCGCTATCACAGTAACTCAAATCTTCCCATATGGTACAGGTTTAGTTGCAGTTGGTGGTTCAGCTTCAGCAACCTAATAGTAAGTATATTCCTGTTCGGGATAACAAAGTTCGCTTTGTTATATGGGAAGGAGAAAAGCCTAGTTTTACTAGGCTTTTTTTTACGGCTGTTAAATACACGCATGGAATATAAACTCTACACCCTAGTTGACATAACACACACTCGACAACATCGCTCTGAGCCTGGTAAGGAACACCTACGTTGGAAAGAACAAAACTTTCAAACCGTTCTTCAAACTCTAGGCATACGTGCCAATGTTACCTTTGCCCAAGCACCCGATGTAACAGAAGTACGAGGTAGCCTAGTAGGGTTCGACACTGATAAGATCATTAGAGTTTGGCGGTTTGACTTTAATACAGATCGTGATGATTTGTATGAATCAAATGGAGATCCTGTTAAATTCCTAGTAGAAGACTTTACCCTAGTTCCATATATCAGCGGATTAGACGAAGATATGGAACAACAATACGCAGTTTTCAATCCAGAAGATCCAGGTAAGAACATTACCTTCTTTCGCAAATAATACTATCACATTATTATTAAGCAGACGCAATAAATAAGATTGTAGGCAAAATATCACAATTTAGGCACATTACCAATCATACAATAGGCACATGGCTCGGAGCGAGCACTTGACTTACAACATTGGAGAGCCTAGAGATGGCCGTAACAAAAGAAGCGCAAGCACAACTTGCCGCATTACCCGAGCGAGTTGGGATACTAGAAACTAAAGTAGAAAACATCAACGAAAAGTTAGTAGACTTAAAGGATGATGTTAAAGACATGCACGACTGTTTAGATCGCACTCGCGACACAGTGCTAGAGCAGTTGAGTAAAATGACAGACGAATATCGTAGTAATGCTAAAAACTATTATGAGCATGCCAATAAATTAAATGCACAACAATCAGCACAACATGAAGACCTAGCTGACAAGATTGCAGAACTACAAAGACTCAAAAGCAAAGCAATGATGTACGGTATGGCTGTACTAGCATTTGTAGCAGGTGCAGGTTGGCTAAACATGATTAATCTTCCAACTATATTAAAGTTCTTAGGCATCTAATTCTGTTAAATACAGAATGAACGCATTAGAATTCATCGATCCAAATCCCCATCATCATGAGCTTAATCCTGTCATATGGAATGACAAAGCCATGCGCCCGGAAGTGCGCCATCAGCTGTTGAAGATAGCTAAAAATTTTGTTGAATTCTTAGAAGTTCCAAACCTTAAACTCAAAGACGTAACACTCAGCGGATCAAGCGCAGGTTACAATTATAGCGACTACAGCGACATGGACTTACACCTAGTAGTCAACAGCGATGAATTGTTTACCGCACAAAAAATACAATACAACAACACCTACGATTTAAAGATACGTGGTATACCTGTAGAACTCTACGTACAGCCTGTAAGTCAAAAACATCACTCAGCCGGAATCTACTCAGTACTAGACAACAAGTGGATCACCGAGCCTGTGCATGAAGAGCCTACTGTAGACCCTAAGGATATCAAAAGTAAAGCTCGTAGCTATGCAGGTAAAATCAACAGCGCACTACGTAGCCAAAATCTAGCACAATGCAAAGAAACTATGGAAGAGCTCAAGCGTCTACGTAAAGCTGGGCTAGAAGCAGGTGGCGAGCAAAGCGTAGAAAACCTAGCTTTTAAACTACTCAGAGCTAGGGGACAAATTGAAAAATTGCGTAAATACATACATAAACTAGAGAGTGCTGAATTAAGCCTCGGAGAACATAATGAAAATTAAAGACATATTAGGTGAAGACGGTAACATAACAGTCCAAGGCGTAACTGGAGATAAAGCCAAGCTATCCAATGGACAAGAAATAGATGCTAAGACACTAACACCTGACACACAACATCCGGGGCAGTTTACTATGCCACAAATGGATCCAACAGCCATCAAGCCTGGTTCAGTAGTTACATCGGGCGAGCAAACTGAAGACATGCCCAATGATCCACAGCGCACTATTCCTCCAGCTAATGGTACCAACACTATATTTGTCAAACAAGATCCTGCACCATTAATTGGGACTATGATGTCAGACGGTGACGGCCTTGGAGTAACTAGTACAGGTAGAGAAATTGATCCTGCTTATATTCAAGATCCTGCTAACTCTTCAAATAGAGTAGGCTATATCAAGGGCAAGGATGGACAGATGCATCTAGCACTTAATACAGGACATCAATGGAAAGTTGGCCCACAAGCGTACCAAGCAATCACAGGACATAGTTATCGTGTTACCCGAGAAGGTATAGAAGAAGGTAAGCATAAAGATACTATAGCTCAAGGCGGCGGTGATGTGGGCGGTGATGCTACTGACAAATTTATCGATGATGTCAAAGACAAAGAATACGAACGTAAGAACCGCAATCCTGGTTCAGGCAACCGTGGTCCAATCAGTGGTTCTAAGTTAAAAGAAACTGACGAGCTATACAAGTGGCTCACCATTGCTGGTATCAAATGAAAATAAGCGAGCTTTTAAATAGTGTAGATCCTGCCCCCAAGGGCAGTACTTACAGTATCATAGATGGCTTTGAAATATATGCTTCTAGAGAAGAAGTTGACATATTAAAAAAACTGTCAAAGCCTGTTAAACTAGCTAGCCTAAGTGAGCACGACCAATTCAAGATTCAAGCCATGATCCGCAAGTCATTGGTAAGTAAGATTGGTTGGGAAAACCCAATGGTCGTAGCTAATGAAAAAATCAAACAAAACTAAAAAACCCAAAGAAAAAGTCGTCAAAGAGCTGGCACAGCATTTTGAAGAGGACTTTAAAAAGACTTTGCCTATAAGCATACAGCCTAACGGCAGTATAGTTTACAAGGACTATTATATTAAAAAGAACAGCAATGAAAACTGGGCTTTATATAATCGACACAGTCACTATCAAATTAACGAATTTTATCTAAAAACCTGTGCTCTAATGGCGGCTAAAGCCTATAGTATGGTGCAGTTAGAAAAGTTTACAGAAATCAAGCAAGCTGACAATCGCTATTGGGCTAATTATAGCGATACACAAGTATATCGTAAGAATATTAAAACTGCTAAAGATTTTGACAGATACCTTGTACTGTTAAATAAACTTGAACACACAGAATTCCTCGCTGAACATTATAAGGAAGAAATCTCTAGAATGTTTAAGTGGAGTTTTGTATAAATAACATATAGAGCTTAGGGATACCACCATGCAAATTAGAGAATTATCAAAACCAATCACAGCTAAACAGCTGAATGAAAGCCTAGCTAAACAGTTTGGCTACAAATTAAACTTAGAACAGTTTAGTGACGTTCAATTAGAAGATGCACGTAACAAACTACGTACTAAACTAAGTCAGCTAGAGCTTAGTGAAAACTATGATTCTATTAATTCAAGCCCTGACTATCAAAAGACAAAGATCATGCTTGACTGTATCAATACAGCCATTGCAGAACGTGAAGTACAAAACGAAGGCGCAAAACCAGACTTTTTAGATATGGACAAAGACGGCAATAAGAAAGAAACAATGAAGAAGGCTGTTAAAGACAAAGAAAAGAAAAAGAAAATGGAAAGTGTAAATCTAGCCCTATTAGTTAAAAAGGCACGTGAGCATTCAGTTCCAACAAGTTGGATTGAGTCAGCTATCAGTCGTATTAAACTAGGCGAATCAGATTCAGAAGAATTGGCAGCAGAATTAACAACAAGATATGATCTAAGCGAAGGCCAAGCTAATTATATCGTCTACTTAAAAGAAGGCGAACAAACCAAAGCAGAGATCATCATGGCTACTAAAGACATGGTTGATCAAATTACTGGTTGGTATGAAGATGTAGCTCAATTAAAATCTGAGCATCTTCTAGAATTAATGGACTCTATAAGAGAAACACTAGGCAGCGATGTTGCTAGCCAATATGAACAAGCAGTTAAACCTGCGTTAGATCAAATTTATTCAGCAATTGAACAAGCCCGTCAAGGCATTTCAGGTGGACTAGCACTTGTATCAGGCGGTGAGGCTCCAGGCACAATGGGTGCTCCAGCTCCAACTGCTGGTATGCCGGGCGAAGAGGCTCCAGACATGGGCGCAGAAGTTCCAGGTGAAGAAGCAGGCGCACCAATGCCAGGCGAAGAGGCTCCAGAAATGGGCGCAGAAGCAGGCCGTGAAAAACGTGAAAGTATAGACTATAGCCGTAAGTTAGGCATGTTACTAGCACAGTCAAAAAAAAAGTAATCAGTGAGTTTGCAGATCCCTTGGTAATGTTACTAAGGGATTTACAAGCAACAGCGGATCGCCAACACACCAGTACCGGTCAAGAAACAACAGCACCGTTAACCTGGCAAGCAATCAATAATGTATTAGGTAAACAAGGCAATCCAGAAATTGGATATGACGAGTTTGCCGCACGATGGGACAGTGACCCTATACTCAAACAGCTAGTAGATCGTTTTGATGGCCAAGGGCTTGTGATCAAAACCAAAGGTATGGCAGACGAGCCTGAACAAGGTAAAGCTAAAACTAATGGTGTTGAACAAATGGCTAAAGCCGCTACAAAACGAGCGTTTAATTAATTGACAATTGAACAAAGTTAGTATACACTAGCCTAATGTCACTATTAATAGAAAGGTTTAACTACACACCTATCAACAGACAAAGTGTAGAAGGCAAACGTCTTTATGTTACGCCTGATGGAACCAAAGTTCCGTCAGTCACTACTATCCTAGACAAAACCAAACCGCAAGAAAAGATTGATGCTTTAAACAATTGGAAAAAGCGTGTTGGTGAAAAGAAAGCACAAGAGATTGTAACCGAAGCCGCAGGCCGAGGTACTCGTATGCACAAGTTCTTGGAGGACTATGTCAAAACGGGCATCGTTAACGAACCCGGTTCTAATCCATACAGCAAGCAAAGTCATATTATGGCCAAGCATGTTATTGAAAAGGGACTCAGCAATGTTAATGAAATATGGGGAGTAGAAGTTCCCTTATATTTTCCCGGTCTATATGCGGGAACTACTGATGGATGCGGACTTCATCTAAACGAAGAAAGTATCTTAGACTACAAACAGACTAACAAGCCTAAAAAAGAAGAGTGGATTGAAGATTACTATCTACAGCTAACAGCCTATGCTCTAGCACACAACGAAGTCCACGGAACTAATATACGCAAAGGTGTTGTGCTAATGTGTGTTAGTCCTAAAATGAATGAGCAGTTAGTTGTTGTAGAAGAACCTACATATCAAGAATTTATACTAAAACCCGAAGATTTCAGCTATTGGGAAGCTAAATGGTGGGATCGAGTGGAACAATACTACAGTAAGATGTGATAAATATTCCATAAGAGGATATTTTTCATGGCTGTTTATCAAATCTCAAGAATACAGGTACGTCGCGGACAAGCAAATAGTGGTACAGGAATACCTCAGTTAGCTTCTGGCGAAATGGCTTGGGCTATTGATACACAACAGTTGTATATTGGTAGCGGTGCTGTCAGTGAAGGTGCACCTGCGGTTAGTAACATTCGTATTGTTACTGAACAAGATCTAGGATTGCAAGGCAATTTGCTAGGACTAGTACAGTATGTTTATGGTTCCGGCAACGCCAGCATCACTACAGGTCCAAATGCTAATAGCCCTGTAGGTCGATCTATTAATTTGCGCCTCGATGATCAAATTACTACAGCAGACTTTGGCACTGCTGGCAATGGCGATACAGATGATACTCCCGCACTACAACGAGCTATCAACCAACTATTTTTAAATCCTGGCCAATACAGCTACCAAACTACAGCTAGTACTGTTAAAACTAGAGCCACTTTAACTATCCCGCCTGGAATATATAAAACAACTAGTACCATTTATATTCCTAGTTATACAACACTAATTGGAGCAGGTATTGATAAAACTATTATCAACTATGTACCTACTCAAGTAACTATTACTGGAAACATGGCTGGAAGTTCTGCAACACTAACGACAACTGCGGCTCTTTCTAGTTATGCTGGTTATACAATTTCTTGCCCAAGTATACCTAACTTGTTTCAAACAGGTGTTAGTGCTTCAACCACTACCGTTACTTCTGCTAACCCAGGCGTAAGTTTGACGTTGGCTAATACTGCAATAGTTCCGGCCACTAATTTAACATTTATTTTGACTAGTCCGGCACCCGCTATACAATTTGTCAACGACAGTTCAACACCTGGTAATCCTGATCCACAAGCCGCAAGTTCAACAACTCAAGCTCGTAAAATACGTTTCAGCGATTTGACTATTCAAACAGCAAGCGGTGTATCGACACTACTTCAATTAAATTCTGTTCGTGAAAGTAGATTTGAAAATATCGCATTAAATGGCTATAGTAGTCAAACAGGATTTTCTGGAATTGTAAGTAGTACAAGTGTTGGTATTGCTCTTAACAGTCCAGTTACTGCACAGACTCAAGATAATATTTTTAGAAATATTAGAGCTACTAATTTTAACTATGGTGTTTATTCTTATCAAGATAGTACACACAACTGTGAAGTATTAAACAACTTGTTTGAAGATTGTTTTTTTGCCAACAGTTTGATGGGGGTATTCTTAGGATATAGTTATAGCTACAATGCATCGACATCACCTAGTGGCCCTTTACAAACTGAAATAGTCAACAGTAAATTTTATTATATTGCTAGAGAAGCAATATATGTTGCGGCTGGTACAAGCAATAGCGTTCGTGACTGCAAATATACCAGTGTTGGGAACAATTTAAATGCCAATAGTGCCGCTCAGTATCCTCAAGTCTACTTTGCTACATACGGCAATGCTAGTATTGGTGACATAAGTGATCGCAATACAGATCTAGCGAATCCAAATCAATCTTCTAACCCTACATTTTATGCAATACCATACGTTCCAGTTGTTAGCGGACATGGTACATATTCCCTAACAGGCACTAACACTATTTCTTTAAATAATCCATCTTCTCTTACACAGATATTTAAATTACCATTAGCATGGTTATCTAGCCAAAGCACACCAAATGCTCCAACACTATTTTCAGCATCCACAGCATATGGCCCAACTAGACAAATAACTTATATCATAAATTATTTTTACGCCAGCACACAAGGGTTTACTAGACAAGGACAGTTAGTAGTTACAGCAGATGTACCTAATCAACAGATACAACTAAGTGACGAATATAATTTTGCAGGCTCCGATACTAGCACACCGACAATTGATCAAAATTCAGTGTACCTAGACTTCCAAGCTCAATTCTTAGACAAGAATGGTGCGTTAACTAGCGTTAGCGGATTGACCCCTTGGACCATTGTTATAAGTTATGTCAACACACTGAATAGCGATAGTGGCACATTCAGTTATACCTACTCAGCAATATTCTAAAACCAAACTGCTAGACATAATCAAAAAATACGTATATAATTAATTTTATCGCTATGATAAGAAAAAATTATATAGAGTATTGTTACAAATCTCTCCTAAATTGTTGTCTTTGAATAGAATTTTTGAGACATTCTATTCTCTAATAAATACTACCTAGACACATTAAGTACAATACTAACTATGCAAAGAAACAGACAATGACAAAGATTACAGTAATAAAAAGAAGTGGTAACAAAGAAGAATTAGCCGTAGAAAAATGGCAAGCGCAAGTAGCTAAAGTCTGTAAAGGTATTGCCGATGTCAGTCAGTCAATGATTGAAATCAAAAGCCAGCCTCATTTCTACGACGGCATTACCACAGCCGAGATAGATGGAATTACATTACGAGCTATTGTAGATCTTATCGATGTAGAATCAAATCCAGATGTAGGACATACTAATTATCAATACGTAGCAGGCAAACAACGTTTGTCGATGCTACGTAAAGACGTTTATGGACAATACGAAGTTCCCCACCTTTACACTATCGTAAAGCGAAATGTTGAAGTTGGATTATATACTCCCGAACTACTTGAGTGGTACACCGAAGAAGACTGGAACAAGATGAATGACATGTTGGATCATGAAAAAGATGAACAATATGGTTATGCGGCAATTGAGCAGTTGATTGAAAAATATTTGGTACGCAATCGTGCGACAAAGGAAATTTATGAAACTCCACAAATTAGATACATCATTGCCGCGGCTACTGTGTTCCATAAAGAAGAACCTAACTCGGCTCGTATGCGTTATATTAAAGAATATTATCAAGCCGCTAGCGATGGCTTGTTTACTCTTGCTACTCCTGTACTTGCCGGTCTTGGAACTCCTACTAAGCAGTTTAGTAGTTGCGTTCTTATTCGTAGTGATGATGACTTGGATTCCATTTTTGCTTCTGGTGAGATGATGGCCAAGTATGCCAGTAAACGTGCGGGGATTGGATTGGAAATCGGTCGACTACGCCCATTGGGCTCCCCAATTCGCGGTGGCGAAATCATGCATACTGGTATGATACCATTCTTAAAGAAATGGTTTGGTGACCTCAGAAGTTGTAGTCAAGGAGGCATTCGTAATGCAAGTGCTACTGTATTTTATCCCATCTGGCATCATCAGTTTGATGATCTTATTGTTCTTAAGAATAACCAAGGCACAGAAGAAACTAGGGTTCGACATATGGACTATGGAGTGGTACTGTCTGCCTTCTTCTGGAGAAGATTTAAAAACAAAGAAAACATAACATTCTTTGATCCTAACGAAGTTCCAGAACTTTATGAATCATTTTATCGCAACATAAAGAAATTTGAAGAGCTTTATGTAAAATATGAAAAGCGTACAGACTTACGTAAGAAAGTGATGTCGGCTGAAGAAGTATTTAAAAGCGGAATATTAAAGGAGAGAACTGATACAGGACGGATTTATCTTGTGTTCATAGACAATGTACAGAACCAAGGCCCATTTGATCCTGAGCTACACACTATCTATCAGTCAAATTTATGCTGTGAAATTCTTTTACCAACACGACCTTTTAAGCGCCTTGATGATGCTCTTGGCCGTATTGCTTTGTGTACACTCGGCTCGATCAATTGGGGAGCGTTCCGTAATCCTGAAGATATGCGACGTGCTTGCCGTATTTTACAGCGCAGTCTATGTAACATTCTTGATTACCAGGACTTCTTATCCATTCAATCTAAGTTAAGCAATGATGAAATACAGCCGTTAGGTATCGGTGTTACTAACCTAGCCTATTGGCATGCCAAGCGTGGATTAAAGTATGGCGATAAGGATGCACTACAAGATGTTAAAGCATGGATGGAACATCAAGCATTTTATCTAACAGAAGCCACAGTAGAGCTAGCTAAAGAACGTGGCGCTTGTGTCGACAGTTCACGCACAAGATATGGTAAAGGAATCTTTCCTTGGGAATTAAGAGCCAAGGGTGTTAATGAATTAGCAGACTTCGCTCCGGAACTTGATTGGGAAACACTCCGTACTAACATGAAACAGTATGGTGTTCGCAATGCAACCTTAATGGCTATTGCACCAGTTGAAAGCAGTAGTGTTGTTATAAACAGCACTAATGGTATTGAAATGCCTATGAGCTTGATTAGCACAAAGGAATCAAAAGCAGGGTCATTTACACAAGTTGTCCCTGAGTATCACAAACTTAAGAACAAATATCAAATGATGTGGGATCAAACAGATTGTATAGGTTATTTAAAAACAGCGGCAGTGCTTGCGGCTTATGTTGATCAATCAATTAGTACAAACACTTTCTACAATCCAGCACACTTTGCGGATCGTAAAGTTCCAACTACATTGATTGCTAAGAATTTAATGCAGGCACACATGTGGGGACTAAAAACATTCTACTACAGTCTTATCAACAAGGCAGGTAGTAAAGCTGTTGCCGAAGATGCTCCTACAATGTTAGAGCCAATAGATTTTGACGATCAAGAAGATTGCGAGGCATGTAAACTATAATGTTAGAAACAATATGTAATGTACTACAAGAGGCTTATAAGCGTAACTGGATTACCAGTCGTGATGGTAATGTAAGTATACGACATCACGGCCGTAACCATTTTTATATCACTCCAAGTGGTGTGCGTAAACAAACACTACAACCAGATCAATTTAAAAAGATCATAATTGGCAAATGGGATAATGGCTTTGGTTCAAATAGTTATAATTGGCAAGAGTTAGAGTATACTGATATCAGTTCAGCTCTCAAACCTAGCGGAGAAATTCCTCTGCACTTTGGTCTACAAAAAGAAATGGGGCAACATAATAATAATGTGCGAGTGATTGTTCACGTACACCCTACCTACTGCGTAGCGGCCATGCATGCCGGTATCGATCTAAGTACCATCGTCAATGACTTTCCAGAACTTAGCCGTTACACTAGGGTAGCACCTAATGTACCTGACGTTCCCCCTATCAGCCAAGAACTAGCTGATCAATGTTTTGAAAAACTTGAATTAGATAAAGATGGCAACATTGCCTACGATATTGTAGGCATTAAAGGGCATGGAGTAGTTGCTATAGATACAAGTCCATGGCGTGCCTATGAACACATTGAAAGACTAGAACACATTTGCAAGATAGTCCTTGCATCAGGAAAATATTAAAATGAGCCAAGCACAATATAATTTAAAAACTAAAACAGACTATCTATCACGTAAGATGTTTTTGGATCCAGCGGGTCCAGTTACTATCCAACGCTTTGAAGAAGTTAAGTATAAAAAGATTGCAGACTTTGAAGCGACAGCCCGAGGCTTCTTTTGGCAACCAGAAGAAATCAGTCTAAGCAAGGATGCTAATGACTTTAAGGATGCATCAGATGCAGTCAAGCATATCTTTACTAGTAACTTATTGCGCCAAACTGCTTTAGATAGTTTACAAGGTCGCGGCCCAAGTCAAATCTTTACTCCAGTTGTTAGTTTACCAGAATTAGAAGCTCTAGTATATAATTGGACATTCTATGAAACTAATATCCATTCAAAGAGTTATAGTCATATTATCCGTAATATTTACAATGTGCCAAAGGATATATTCAATACTATTCATGACACATCAGAAATAGTTAACATGGCTAGCTCTGTTGGTGACTATTATGATGCACTACATCAAATTAATTGTCGTAAAGAAGCAGGCGAAAAGATAAACGAAACAACTCATATCAAAGCAATTTGGATGGCACTTCATGCATCATACGCATTAGAAGCCTTCCGCTTTATGGTATCGTTTGCTACAAGTTTAGCAATGGTAGAGAACAAAATCTTTATCGGTAATGGCAACATTATCAGTTTGATCCTACAAGACGAATTACTACACAAAGGCTGGACTGCCTACTTGATTAACCAAGTAGTTAAAGAAGATAGCCGCTTTGCCGATATTAAAGCAGAGTGCGAGCAAGAAGTATATGCATTGTACATGGACGTTATCCGGGAAGAAAAGCAATGGGCAGATTACTTGTTCCAAAAAGGTCCAGTGATTGGATTGAATGCCGCTATCCTAAAAGACTTTGTAGACTATACAGCAGTTGGAGCATTGAAAGATATTGGAATCAAATATCAACAGGCTGCACCAAAGTCTACCCCAATTCCATGGTTTAACAAGCATACTGATACAAGTAAAAAACAAACGGCACTACAAGAAAATGAATCGACGAATTATGTTATCGGTATAATGAGTGAAACCATTGACTATAGTGAGTTACCTGCGCTATAATAAGTAAAAGGAATTAATATGAAAGCAATAGTATGGAGTAAAAATGCCTGCCCATTTTGTGTGCAGGCCAAATCATTATTAGAAATGAAAGGTATTGAATACGAAGAACGTAATGTTCAAACGAATTGGACTAAGGAACAGTTGTTAGAAGCTGTACCTACTGCCAGAACTTTACCACAGATATTTTTAGATGATAATTATATAGGCGGGTTCACAGAACTCAAAAAACATTTCGAAAAGGTATAATATGTTAATTTCAAAAGGTGTAGCAGTAGGTGAGGTAATTACTTTAAAGTTAACTAGCGGTGAAGAAATAGTAGCCAAGCTAGCAGAGGAAACGGATACTTACTATAAGTTATCTAAACCAGCAGTTATAGGAATGGGGCAAAAAGGACCAGGTCTAATGCCTTATTTGTTTACTGTTAGCCCAGATGCTGATGTTAAGTTATTAAAAACAACCGTTACAGTATGTGAGCCAACTGATGAACAGTTTGCTAAACAATTTATAGAGACAACAACCGGCATTAAATTAGCATAAGGAGAAATATATGTCAAAATACGCAGAATTCACAAAATTGGTAGAAGAGATGGAAGCAGACTTCGAAAAATTCTACGACAAAGAAGTGGGTGCCGCAGGTACTCGTGTCCGTAAACACTTACAGGAACTAGCTAAACTTTGTAAAGAAACTCGTAACGATGTAACAGCAGTTAAGAACGCTCGCAAAGAATCAAAATAATATGACTGTTAATGTTGTAACTATTCCTGCAACACTGACTATAGATGCTAGCCAAACATTTACAATGCAAGGCTTGTTCAATACAGTCTATGCTTCATTGCCTCCGCCTACGGTTATAAGTGCCACAGGAGTTGTAGGTGGTGTTAGTAGCATTAGTCCAGATACTGGACCTTGGTCGGCTACTGTATCAGGAATGACTACAACAAATGGTTTTCTTGTTGGGGATAAAATACTAGGAACCAATGGGACCGGACAGCTTTATGGTGGTAACCCAACAAGTGCGCAAATAACCAAAATAGGTACTACTAGTCTCGAGTATACAGTTGTAGGCGGTACTACTCCAGTGTCGGGTACAGTTACAAATGTCTCTAGATCGCAGTATACAGTAACAGGAATCAGTTTACAGTTTTTAGGTATCCCATGTTCCAATTCAGGAGTAATGGATACCTATGCTGATATAAAAACCCAGATATCATTACTGTATAACAAGATAATGAAAAGTTATTTACAGCCTATATGGGATTTATTAAATAATCTTCTCAAGTCCCTGCAAAATATCGTAGGTGGTATATTTGATATTGATCTTACATTGCCTGTTTTAGGTTTTACTGTTAATGACTTGTTTAGTGATAATTTATATCAAAGACTGATTGTTGCTATCACTAATTTGTACAACAATTCAGTAGATGAATTAAAAAGATTATTAAACCTATTAGGAATACCATTTGAACCATTTGGTGGATTAAGCTCACCATCATTTGATATTGTCAATATTGCAAAAAATGTGTTAGCGAGTTTATGGGGTGCATTTTATCAAAAAATTAAAAAAATTATTGATTATATTAAAACTGCCCTAACAGCATATGATATCGCAACTGAGCAACCCACTCCAACTTTTCAATGGAGCACTGTATTTTCAAAAGCCTTAGATATATTAGGACAAGCAATAATAGATTTCCTAGCTTCGGGTGGGTTGACAGTACAACAAATATTAGATGATTTGATTGCGTTTGCTAAAGCCTTTTATAATAAGACAGTAGTCACAGCACAGGATATTTTAAATTGTATACAAAATTTCACACTACCGGTATTCGGCAAACCATTTGATTGGGTATTTCCTATTAACCCTGGTGTAAATGCACCATGGAAAGACATCAATCAACTCATAGGTGATATTAAAATGTTTTGCAGTAATATTATAGGTACTGCCTTGGCAAGTTTTATTAAGGCAATTGAAGCTATACTAAGTTTATTTGGTTTGAGTTTTAATTTTCCGGTTGTTACTATTAATTATAGTGCGTGTGCAGTTGAAAATAATCCACAAGGGGGTTAACATGAAAAAACTAATGGCTATTTTATTTTTAGTATGTGCATGTTCTGCACAAGCTGACGGTTGGCATCACGGTGGCGGACACTATGTCTATCGTCCAAATTATGGGTGGGTAGTGCCTACTGTAATCGGAGGTGTAATTGGATACGAGATAGCTCGTCCACGTCAACCCGATGTTGTTGTAGTACAACCACAGCCGGTATATCCTCCGCCTTCTGCTCCAGTTTGGCCACAACCAGCTGGCTACCATTGGGAAGCTATTCTCGATGCTAGTTGTAATTGCTACAGAACAGTTCTAGTACCAAACTAATATGGCCTACTCAGATAAAGTTATCGATCATTATGAGAATCCTCGTAACGTAGGCAGTTTTGCCAAAGACGAGGAAGGCATTGGTACAGGTATGGTGGGAGCACCTGCTTGTGGTGATGTAATGAAATTACAAATAAAGGTTGAAGATGGTATTATTAGAGATGCTCGTTTCAAGACATACGGATGTGGTTCCGCAATCGCTTCTAGT